GGCCGGTTGGGCCGGTTGGGAGGGAAGCCACAATGGCAGGTGACAAGGAACTGGCAGCGGTGCCCAAAATCGGGGCAACTGCCATAAGTGACAGGACGACATCGAGCGATTTGCGACTCATCCAGCAGGCGATCCGCAACAGATGGGACATCCCCGAGCATGTGCTCGCGCAACTCCCCGGCGCGATGGCGATGATCGCACTGTCGGAGGAGCACGATGACCGAGCGAGGATCAACGCAGCGAAGGTGCTCGTAAGCATGAACGGCCAGAACGCAGCGAGCGAGTCCAAGACCGTCAACGTGACCATCTCGCACCCAGGGGCCGACCTGCTCGACTGATGGCGTACCGATTCTGCAACGACACCGCCGACAGAGCGGAACGATTCTTCTCTCAGTTGCTCACCTTTGTCGAAGGCGAGAAGGCCGGGAAGCCGTTCGCGCTTGAGGCGTGGCAGCGGAAGATTGTCCGCGACATCTTCGGGTGGTTGCGTGACGATGGCACGCGTCGATATCGAATCGCGTACATCGAGGTGCCTCGAAAGAACGGCAAGTCGAGCTTCGCCTCGGGGATCGCTCTCTACCTGTTGCTGTGCGACAAGGAACAGAGACCGCAGGTCTACTCATGTGCGGGCGACCGTGACCAGGCACGCATCGTATTCAACGCAGCCCGGGCGATGATCGAGAAGGGAAGTCAGCCGCTTCAAGACAAGGCCGAACTGCGTCAGTATCAGATCAGAGCAAGGGCCAATGGGGGCTGGTATGAGGCGTGCAGTGCCGATGCCTACAGAGGCCACGGGCTTTCGCCTCACGGCATCATCTTCGACGAACTCCATGTGCAGCCCAATCGTGACCTCTGGGATGCGATGCTGTCGGGGCGAGGTGCTCGACGGCAACCACTCGTGGTGGCCATCACGACGGCGGGGCATGATCGGTCGTCGATCTGCTGGGAAATGCACCAGCGGGCGAAGGCAGCGATTGCGAATCCTGAAGCGGACCCGACGTTCTACGCGGTGATCTTCGGGGCCGATGAAAAAGACGACTGGAAGAGCGAAGAGGTCTGGAAGAAGGCGAACCCAAACCTCGGGGTGTCGGTGAGTCTGGAGTTCCTCCGCGAGGAATGCACAGCGGCCCAGCACAACCCCGCCCACGAGAACGTCTTCCGCAATCTCTACCTCAATCAATGGACGCAGCAGGCCATCCGCTGGATTCAGCTTGACGCGTGGGACAAGTGCCAATCCGATGTGACCCTCGATGAGTTCGCGGGCGAGCCGTGTTGGGCGTCGCTGGACTTGGCATCGACCCGTGACATCAACTCCCTCTCGCTGCTGTTCCGGCGGGAGCAGGATTACCACGTCTTCAACCGCTACTGGATGCCGCAGACACCGCGTGACATCAAGGCCAGAGCGGACCGTGTGACCGTCGAGAACTGGGGCAAGCAGGGTCTGATACGACAGACCGAGGGCGACGTAACAGACTACCGCGTCATCGTTGATGACATCATCGAACTGATGGAGCGGTTCGACCTGCAAGTCTTGGCATACGATCCCTGGGGACCGGCCCGAGCGATGGCGCAGATGCTCGTTCAGTCTGGATTCCCAGAGGACAAACTGCGAGAATTCCGCCAGAATATCGGCTCGTTCGCTGCACCCTCGAAGGAGTTCGAGCGACGGGTCGGGAATGCAACGATTCGGCACAATGGCGACCCGGTGCTGCGGTGGATGGTGGGCAACGTCGCGGCGTTCAGGGATAACAATGACAACATCCGCCCAAGCAAACACAGATCAGCGGACAAGATCGACGGGGTGGTAACGACGATCATGTCGCTGGGGCTGGCGATGGCGGAGATGCAGAGCGGGTCGGTTTACGAGACTTCGGGGAGCCTGTTGCTATGACGATGCTGGCGAATGTCCGTCGGAGTCTTGCCCAGTGGATCGCGCCGTCATCGCGTGCGATGCCGCAGCAGGTGGCCGACGCACTGCTCTCCCGATCTGCTGCCGGGGTGCCCGTCAACGAGTTGACGGTGCTGACCTCGTCGGCGGTGTTCGCGGCCATCAGGATCATCGCCGAGACCATCGGCCAGATTCAGTGGGAAGTCTATGAGCGACGCGGGGAATCTGATGTCGAGCTCTACGACCACCCGCTGGCCTACCTTCTCGACCGCGAACCGAATCCCGAGATGACGGCCTTCTCCTGGCGGGTGGCGATGCTGACATCGTACTACCTGCATGGGAACATGATCGCCGAGATCGAGCGAGACGGTGCAGGTCGGCCCGTGTCGCTGTGGCCGATCCATCCCGGGCGAGTCGAGATCCACAGGAACGGCGGCGGGCTGATGTACCGCGTCCGCAATGAGACAGGCCAGATCGAGGCGGAGTTGCCAGCGGCCAACATCTACCACGTTCCCCTGATGGCAGGGGATGGGGTGGTGGGTCGCGGCTTGGTGCATCGGGCGAAGGACTCGATTGGCCTTACGCTGGGGATCGAGAAGTATTCGGCGAGTTCGTTCGCGAACGGCGCACAACCTGGCGGGATCTTGCGACACCCCAACAAGCTGACCGCAGACGCGAGGGCCAACATTCGCGGCGAGTGGGAGGCACTGCACCGAGGAGCAAACAACGCCGGGCGAATCGCTGTGCTACAGGAAGGCATGGAGTTCCAGGCTATCCAGATGAGTGCCACCGACACGCAACTCATCGAACAGCGGCAGTTCCAGTTGACCGAGGTAGCCCGCTGGTTCAACCTCCCCCCGCACTTGTTGCGAGATCTGTCGCGGGCGACATTCGGCAACATTGAGCACCAGTCGCTGGAGTACTTGACCTACACCATCCGCCCGATCACGGTGGCGATGGAACAGGAAGCCCAACGACGGCTGCTCACTGGTACCGAGAAGGCGACGCACTACACCGAGTTAGACATTGACGACCTGTCACTAGCTGACCGCCAAAGCCGATTCGCGGCGTATGCTGTGGCCCGGCAGAATGGGTGGATGAGTGCCAACGAAATCCGAGATGAGGAAGGCATGGACCCGATACCTGGTGAAGAAGGTGATGCGTACTTGGTGAACGGCAACATGGTGCCGATCTCGATGGCCATGGCAGCGACGCCGAAGACCGCACCGGTCGCAAGCCAGACGCTGGTCGTGGATGACGAGGAGGACACCGATCCTCCCCAGGACGAGCAGATGCGAGCGGCATTCGTGGAGGTGCTCGCGGGTGCCATGGGCAAACTGAGTAACAAGGAAGCATTGCAGGCGATGTCGGCATCGCGAAAGCCGGGCAAGTTCCTCGCGTGGCTCGATGAGTTCTACGCCGATCATCGGTCGGCATTGGTCGAGACCCTCGGCCCCATCGTGCGAGCGTACACGCTGGCGACCGGTCGACAACTCGACACGGCTGGCATCGTGGAACAGCACATCCGGCAGCGGCGGGAATCGTTGCTCGAAGTGGCAGGCAAGGCGACTGCGGACCTGCTCCCCGCGATGGTCGAGAACACGGTCAGCGGTTGGAACCTGGAAGCGATTCGGTCATTCTCTCGGGAGGTGTGCTGTGAGTGAACGCGAAGAACGAGCGTTGATTGCCGAGGGGCTCGAACTGCGGGCCGAGGGCGAGACTGGCAAGTTGACGTTGCGGGGTTACGCGGCTGTGTTCAACTCCCTAAGTGAGCAACTGCCCGGGAACAACGGCACATTCAGGGAAGTCATCCGCCCGGGGGCATTCCGCGACAGCTTGGCCCAGGGTGCCGACGTGCGGTTTCTTTTGAACCACGAGGGGCTCCCGCTGGCCCGCACTACCTCGGGGACACTGCGTCTCAAGGAAGACAGCAGGGGACTCGTCATCGATGCCGACCTCGACCCGAGCGACCCGGACGTGCAACGCATCGTCCCGAAGATCCGGCGTGGTGATCTCTCCCAGATGTCGTTTGGGTTCGTGACGCGTCGTGACAACTGGCGGCAGGAGAGCGGCGGCCAGGTGCGTGATTTGCTCGCGGTCGATCTGCTCGACGTGTCGGCGGTGACCTACCCGGCGTATCGAGCGACCGAGGTAGCGTTGCGATCCTTGGCTCGTGCTCAGGCAGCCCAGCAGGCCCCATCGCTTGACGCTCTGTATGACCGGCTGACGGTCTCGGAGAGTCGGGCGGCTGTGTCTACCCGGCCCACGGCGGGGATGGCTGCGGCGGCTCGTGAGGGGCTCAAGCTGCACGAAGCCGGGCGGTCTGGCGATGGACTCAAGCCCGAGACTGTGCGACGGGCGGGGATCATCTCCCGACGTGAGGCACTGACTCCCGAGCATGTCATCGAGATGTCTGCGTGGTTCGCCAGGAAGGCGAGTGAGAAGACCCCCGGCTGGGACGAGGCGGGCGAAGAGACCCCCGGGTACGTCGCTTGGCAACTCTGGGGCGGGGATGCTGCCCGCGACTGGAGCACAGCCAAGGCCAAGGCGTTGAAGTCCAATTAGATTTGGCGTTGACGGTCGCTACCTCGGTGGTACGATCTTCCCATTGATACCTTCCGCGACCTTGGCACCGATCACACGATCGCCCAAGGGAGCGT